GGAGGTTCAGCTACTAAAGGCAGTGCCTGTGGCGGCGGTGGAGCAGGTGGGCTTGTCTATGTTTCCAGTTATGCCGTAACAGAAGATACAGATTATGCGATAACTGTAGGTGCAGGAGCAGCATCAGCTGTAGGCACCGCAACTGCCGCTACTGATGGGGCTGATTCCGTATTTGATGTTTCTGACACTACGCAAATATTAACGGCAAGTGGCGGTGGTGGTGGGTCTTCAAATGGTTCTGATGCAAATGATGGCGGATCAGGTGGTGGAGGATCAAATGACAACCTTGGCTATGGAGCTTATGGTTCTAGCGATCAAGTAACAACCTTTGGATCATATAGTGGCGTTGGTTTTGGATTTAGAGGTGGCGCAGGAACATCTACATACTCAATGACAGCAGCCGGTGGCGGAGGCGCTGGAGCCATTGGCTCGGCTCCGGCAAGCACAACTGTCGGAGGGGCTGGCGGTGTTGGTAAAGATTATTCCTCTGTTTTTGGAACAGGTGTAGGCGCTTCAGGCTGGTTTGCCGGAGGAGGTGGTGGTGCCGGAAATACAGCCGGAGGAGGAGCTGGTGGAACAGGTGGCGGTGGAGCAGGGGGAACATACCCAGCCGTAGGTACCGCTGGATCAACAAATACAGGTGGCGGTGCTGGTGGTTCATCAGCAGACGCTAATCCATCTGCTGCCGGTGGATCTGGTGTCGTTATTGTTCGCTACGCTGGTTCCGTTACTAAAGCCACAGGCGGAACAATCTCAACTATAACTGTTGATGGAAGTGATTATAAGATTCATGTTTTTACGTCCTCTCGTTCCCCACACACAATCACCGCAAACGGAGATACAGTCAATACAAGAGCTGTAAGAAAGGTTGGTGACAGTTCTATTTATTTTGACGGAACTGGGGATTATTTATCTATTCCACAGTCTGATGAATTTGCAGTTGGCTCTGGGGACTTTACAATTGAGACATGGATAAGGCCAGATTTAAGCGATTCATCCCGTAAAGCTCTTTATACAACAACAGATAATACGCAGTCGCCCCCAAGAGCTGGACTCCGGTTTATTATAACAACTACTGGTATAGTTGAATTTTATGGCTCAACTGTTGATTCATCAACCGATACTATTAATTTTAATTCCACAGCTGGGGATGTAGTTACAGACGTATGGCAGCATATTGCCGCCGTTAGGGATGGAAGCACCTTTCGTTGTTATGTCGATGGCGTTCAAGTCGGAACGTACTCAATAACAAATACTTCTTATTCAATTCCAGCCCCAGGTGCATGGTGGCTTGGAAGGTCTGAAGACTACTATTCAACACAGTACATAGACGAGTATCGTTTCAGCACAACTTGCCGCTATCCAGACGGAACAACTTTTACTCCGTCAACCACAGAATTCACCGCAGACGCAGACACCAAACTCTTAATCCACTCTAATTGGACTGGTGGGTTAGGTGCAGACAGTTCCGGAAACTACAACGAGTTCACCGTAAACAATCTAGTGGCTACGGATCAGGTGAAGGACAGCCCAACTAATAACTTCTGTACGATGAGTCCCTTGATCGTTAATGCCGCCTACACCTATAGCGAAGGTAATTTAAAAGTTGTAGGAGGCACTGTGCAGGGTTCTATGTACGGAACTATGGGTGCTACATCCGGAAAGTGGTACTGGGAATCTTTTTTGGAAGCTAGTGATAATGGAGTTCTAGGATTCACCACCTTCGAAGACATAATGAAAAATAATCCTTACTATCCGGGTTATTACACACCGGGTTACGCAAAGCAGGATACGAATTATTATTACAACGAAACAAGTTCTACGGGTGAGCCTGATATAGACGAAGGTGACATTATGAATGTTGCCGTAGATGTGGATAGTGGAAAATGCTGGTTCGGTATAAATGGCGTCTGGGATACAGGTGACCCGGCTACCGGAGCAACCCCTACATTTACAAATGCCAATATAACATCCTGTATAGCATCCGGAAGACCAAGATCGGCAACGGTAGTTTGGAACTTTGGTCAAGACAGTTCATTCGCTGGAGCAAAAACCGCACAAGGAAACCAAGACGAAAACGAGATCGGAGATTTTTACTACACACCACCGTCAGGTTTTCTAGCAATGTGTTCGAGTAATCTCCCTGACCCCTCTATCAAAAAACCCGGTGTTAATTTTAATACCATTCTCTACGATGATGGTGCTGGTGCAAAAACAGGTGTGGGCTTCCAGCCTGATCTTGTCTGGGTAAAATCAAGAGGTAGCACTTACGAACATGAATGGACAGATGCAGTTCGTGGAGTGACTGAAGCATTGTCATCTGATTCTACAAATGCTGAAACTACAGATTCCACTGGACTTACTGCATTTGGCACAGATGGCTTTACCGTAGGTGCGGATACTAATTACAGTGATACCACTGGTTCCGGTATGGTTGCATGGTCTTGGAAAGCCGGTACTACATTTGATCCAGCAACTGCTGGAAGCGTTGTAACTGGGTCTGGCAGTTCAAATGCTACAGCAGGATTTAGCATTGTAGGTTATGAGGGTACTGGCTCTGCTATGACTATAGGTCATGGATTAAGTTCTGCACCCGATTTAATTATTGTTAAAAACAGGGATGCTGCTGATGCTTGGCAGGTTTACTGTTCGTCAAATACGGCTGCACCAGAAACAGATTATCTTGTGTTAAATACCGATGCTGCCACAGTCGATAATGTTGACAGATGGAACGACGCAGCTCCAACCCCTTCAGTATTTACTGTTGGGGATGGTGTAGAGGTTAACACGGATGATGAGAATTACATAGCCTATTGTTTCCATTCCATAGAAGGATACAGCAAGGTTGGTTCTTACGAAGGAAACGGAAATGCGGATGGATCTTTCGTATACACTGGATTCAGACCAGCATTCGTCATTACCAAATCTATAGATAGCACAAGTGACTGGCAGATGTTTGACGACAAGAGAATAGGTTATAACGTTGATAATTATGAACTTGAGGCAAATGACAATGCGGTAGAGGACACATCAACAGAATTTATTGACATAGTTTCTAACGGATTCAAAAATAGAATTGCAACTGATCCAAATGTTGCTGAAACATATCTCTATATCGCTTTCGCAGAATCCCCATTCAAATACGCAAACGCAAGGTAATAAATTATGTGGTATTCATCAAGTCACGGACTAATAAAAACACCAAGAGCCATTACCAAGGATGGTGTGGATTACCCCCCACAGATATTCCGTAAATTTTCTAAAGAGGAACTGGAAAATCTTGGTTTTCATCCGGCACGATTATCGGTTGCGGATCAACGCTACTACAACACAAGTGGTGAGCAGTATGCTTTTGATGCGGCCACTAACGAATGGGTAGTGTCCTACGGTTCCACTCCAAAAGATGTCGATCAAATTAAGAAGTCGATGAAAGATAAGGTAAGAAAAATCGCATCATCGACATTGGCTCAGTCAGACTGGATGACTCATAGAGAGTCAGACGGTGGAACTGCTATGTCAGCCGACTGGAAAACCTACAGGGCTTCCGTAAGGGCTGAATCAAACGAGAAGGATGGCGAGATTGATGCGCTTGTCGATTTGGACGCAATCAAGGCTTACGATGAGGCTGGCGGTGTAAATGCTGGCTGGCCCAATGATCCTGATTTTGTGGAGGTAATATAATGGCTTTAGAAAGCGCAACATACGTCAGTGGACTTGTTCAGGCAAATCCGCCCGGAACCGACGTTATATCCCAGGGAGATGACCATCTTCGTCTCATCAAAAAAGTTCTACTCAACTCATTCCCAAATGCTGATGCGGCAATAAATGGAATTCATGTAAAGGCTACAGCCCCATCTTCAACTACGGCTGGATTGCTATGGTTTGATTCGACTAATAATGTTCTGAAACTTCGGGACGAAACAGATTCTAGTTGGATAGCCCTAGCAATATCTCCAGTAACAGACTACAAGATACTTGGAAGCCCAACTGTTGGATGGACTCTGCCCACGGCAGATGGTTCCAGTGGGGAGGCAATGACAACTAATGCCTCTGGGGTTTTGTCATTTAATCCGGTAGGAAAGGTCACCAGTGTAACCCACGCCATACAGAGCGCAAGCAGTTCTTTGAGAAGCACCTCTTATGTAGACACCGGGATGACCATTACCCACAGCAAATTGAGCGCAACTAGCACTCTATACCTACAGTTAAACTTTCAGCAGCAATCATTTTGTAACTTTGAGTCAACTACTGTCCAATACAATTATATACAATTAACCAACACATCAGGCACAATAATTGCTAATACGACTGCTGATATTCAAATTGCTGCAATGGAAGATGTTGGGGAGGGAACTGGTGTATCATGGGATTGGTCTTCTAATTTCTCTAGGATGTTTAAGATTGCCAATGCGGATTGCCCAACTCCAGGGATTGCTTCTCAGGTATTCAAGGTATATCTAAAAATGACTAGTTCAGATGACGGTGGTTGTGCGGTAAAAAATGGCACAATTATGGTATGGGAGGTCGAATAATGGATACTAGATTACTGAGCAATACATTAGCGACCCTATCAAGTGGTTCTGATTTTGCCATATATGGGGATGTGAACAACGAAAGCGACTACGGAAGTAATGTTACATTTGCTATACCGGCTAACAAACCGTCTTGGTCAGAAGTCCAAAGTGGACAATCGGCAGAGCAGTGGAAGGTAGTTCGTGGTAAAAGGGATAGAAAACTATTAAGTTGTGATTGGACACAGCTAGGCGACGTAACAATGTCAGGTGAGTTATTAGCAAACTGGCAATCCTATAGACAGTCTCTAAGAGATGTACCTACGCAGGCAGACCCCTTTAATATTACCTGGCCTACGCCCCCATCCTAATGCCATTGGTACCTATTAACGATGTTGGAACTGTGGGAATTATACGAGACACCCCACCCTATCAACTGCCCCCTAATGTTTGGAGCAATGGGAACAACGTAAGGTTTCTTGACAACGGAGTCAAGAAATGTTCTGGCTATGAGGAAGTCTTTGCGACCCTTCCGTTTGCCGCTTATTATATTATCCCATTCTTGGATAATGGTGGGACATATTATTGGTTGGCGTTTGGATTGAACAATGCTGCTGTATGGGATGGTAGCAACTGGGTTGACATTACTCGACAAAAGGTTGGGCAATTGAATGGTTCTTTGTCTGCGTCTGCGACTTCCATAGTATTGGATGACTCTTCCTTTTTCCCATCGTCTGGAACTATTGCTATAGGAACTAATGAGACAGCAGATTCCTCCATAAATTTATACGAGGAAATCTCTTATAGTGCTAATAATACCGGAACTAATACATTAAGCTCTTTAACGGTCGTCAATGCCCACCCTGATAACGAGATCGTAACCCCGGTAGGAACTACGGCAACTGGAAATAACCTGTATTCCGCTACCTCTACGGAGAACTGGAGAGTCACCATATTAAATGGATTGTTGGTTGCTACTAACGGCTACGATACAGCCCAGATGTGGCCTTTAGCCAGTGGGGTACCTAACAAAACTGTACCATTAAGAGAGTTGAAAAACTGGCAAGCCACTACAAGTTTCTGTAAGTCTATATCTTCTTTCAGGACTTTCCTTGTGGGGCTGAACTGGCAGATTGGTAGTGTGGAATATCCAAATCTGGTGAAGTGGTCTACGGAGGCTGCCGCATTAAGCCCACCAACTTCTTGGGTAGAAAGCGATGCAACTCTGGATGCGGGTGAATACCAATTAACTGATACCCCAGGAAAAATAATAGATGGCCTTCCTTATGGAGATTCATTCCTCATTTATAAGGAAGACTCAATCTACATTATGAATTTTGTTGGGACACCCTACATCTTTTCATTCAAGCTCCTATCGCCAACGATTGGCCTATTAACCAAGAACGCTGTAGCAGAATTCTCTGGAGGTCATTTTTTCGTAGGTAATTCTGACTGCTATATTACGAATGGACAGCAGGTGACAGCCCTCCTACCGAATAAACTTCGTAGGGAGATGTTCTCCGATTTGAATGGAGACAACTACCAAAAAGTGTTTGTTGTAGCAGACCACGCTAGAAATGAGATGTTGGCGTGTTATCCGGCCGGAGTCTCTACGATTCCTAATAAGGCGATCATATGGAATTGGCAAGACAATACGTTTTCTATGCGAGATATCCCAGACTTATACCATATAAATGCGGGTATCGCAGCGATAACGAGTGGCACTCTTTGGCCCCCACAAACTACACTTGATGGTGCTATAACGGCAGGATCGCCAGCTACTAGCGGTAGTTTATCGGTAGATAGTACGGTCGCTTCAGAGGCAGTATTTTCTACTCCAACTGGAACAATAATACTCCAGGGAGATACAGACCCATATGTGGGTGAACAGATAACATATACGGGGACAACCTCAACGTCTTTTACAGGGATAACGAGGGGGGCAAATTCTACTACAGCCGCGTCACATGATGATGGTATTGCGGTAAATCAGGTTACAACGACATGGGATACGGTTCCTGGTATATGGGGAACTGGAAATTATGATAATGTATTGAAGAGCTTGGTGTTTGCCAAGCCTAACCAAAAGGCTACCATAAGTGGAGCTACCGCTGCTAATCCAGTGGTTATTACCTCTACTGTTCATGGGCTATCTGATGGTGATTTAGTTTCTATAAGTGGTGTTGTTGGTATGACTCAGTTAAATGTGAATACCTACTATGCTAAGGTTACTGGTTACTCGACAACTACTTTTGCCCTATATAGTGATTCTGATTTAACAACCACGGTAGATGGGAGTGCTTACACCGCATATTCAAGTGGCGGTTATGTGGATATGCCAAAGCTGTTTAGGGATGATCGAGGTAATCAAGAAGACGGAACTAATATGACCTCTTACATAGAGAGGACTGGTTATGACTTGGGTGATCCATCGGCCCAGAAGTTAGTTAGTGCGGTGTACCCCAAAATAGAGGTAACTGGAGACAATACTATAAATGTATATGTCGCCAGCCAGATGACCACAGAAGATGGAGTTTCTTGGAATCCAGATATTGGTGGAGCGCCAATTGCATTTAATCCCAATAGTCAATCCAAGGTGTCGTGCCGAGTAACTGGAAAATTCTTTGGTGTGAAGTTTGAATCAGCATCAGATATTGATTGGAAATTACATGGGGTTGAATTCGAGGTGAAGCCAAGGGGAAGGCGCGGAAGTAGGTCATACTGATGGTTAATGCCCCAGCAAAGGATATTAAAAGTGTCAACAGGTGGTCGCCTAACCCGGCTCCAGTTGATCCTCAACAGTTGCCCGATTACCTGTTCAACGAACTGAACAAAGTCGGGGATATAATTTTTAACCTAGATACATTCAGACTTGAGCCAACTTATGTCGCGCCAGAAAAACCTAGAGCAGGAGATATCAGATACGCAGCCGGATATGGAACAGCCGGAACATGGGGGGCAACTCTTGGAGCAGACGGAATCTATTGGTACAACGGAACCTCTTGGGCGTCCATGTGATGTCTCTTTAATAGACCCAAAAGAGGTCGAATCTATATGGCCTATTGTATATCCTCTGATTGATAAGTGCCACAGGTATTCAAATGGGGAGCTAGAGACGCAAGATTTCCTAGAGATAATAACCTCTGGCGCTATGCAACTATGGGTTGCCACAGATGAGAACTTGATATTCGCTGCCATGATTACTGAGCTTGTTAAATACCCAAGGAAGAAAGTTATGCGGATCATAGCCATTGGTGGGGAGGGGATGAATCGTTGGATGAGATTCTTCCCGTCATTAGAGGCTGCCGCTTTAAAGGCAGGCTGTACCGGATTAGAAACTCTGGGTAGGAAAGGATGGCTCAAGGTCTTAAAGGATTGGGAATGTACTTATTACATACTAACAAAAGATATAAAATATAGGCTTCAATGAGGAAATAATTATGGCTGGACTAACAACATCAAAAGCCACTGAACAACCGTGGAAGGAGCAGATACCTTACCTAACTAAGGGCTTCGCGGAGGCCGAACGCCTTCTGCTACCAGAGAATCAGCCAAAGTATTACAGTGGCAAAACCCTCGCTGAATTTACACCCGCTGAACTCGCCGCTCAAAAGAATATTATAAACTATGCGGGCGGAGATCGAGTCAGGGCAATGCAGGATGCCTCTGAAAACCAACTGCTTGGAACTTATGACCTTGCAAACCAACTGGCACAGAAGGCAACAGGATATGGTGATACTGCCGCTCAATATGGTGATGCTGCTGTTCAATCAGGTATTGCTGCTGTTCAAGATGCACAAGCCAGAGCTGACGCAGTAGGGGCATATGGAAGCGGCCTCATGGATTATGGTCAGGGCGCAACCAGATATGGTATGAGCCAAGGACAGTATGCAGGGATGACTCCTTTCCAAGATCGACAGTTGTCAGAGATGTTAGCCGGTGATGTTGACGTATCAAGCCTTGCCCCAGTTTTGAATGCTATGGGCAGAGATGTGATGGGGGAAATACAAGGAAACATACTGCCAGGAATTAGATCACAACAGGTACAGTATCAGCCTGGAGGAAGCTCTAGGGGTGACATCGTAACAAGCAACGCCGTCACTGCAGCCAACCAGAGAATGATTGATAATGCCTCTAGGATGTACGCAGATGCGTATTCACAGGCACAAGGACGCAGATTGCCAGCCGGTCAGATGGCTCTCCAGGCGCAACAGGCAGCCCAGCAGTTAGGCACACAGGGTGCTCAGTTAGGTCTGGGTGCAGGTAGCCTAGCACAGCAGGGTTATGGCACAGGACTACAGGGTTATGACACAGGGCTAAAGGGAGTGCAGACAGGACTACAGGGAGTGCAGGCAGCTCAAGGAGCAGGCCAGCTAGGATTATCGGCGCTGAGTCAATACCCAAGCGTTATGCAGGCTCCGCTTTCCATGTATAAAGCAGCCGGACAGGTTGGTGCTCAACAGAGAGCAATGAACCAAGAAACTATAAACCAAGCGATGGCAAAGCACAACTATGAGCAGATGGCTGATCAACAGGCATTACAGAACTATATGTCAATGATCTCAGGTCAGTACGGAGGTCAGTCCACAGCTACGCCTAGCCCACTGTCCTCACTTGGTCAAATAGTATCACTGATTGCTGGTGCAACAGCAGCGGGAGCACAATAATGGAGTGGGGTAAATCAAAAGAAATACAGGCAATGAGGGATTTGATTGCCTATTATCAGGGTCAATCTACAGCCACAGGGGATCAATATGATCTTCTTGCTCAACAGCTACGAAATACCTTGGCATCCAAACAGGACGCTATAAAGATGGGGCATCTTGAGACAGCCTCTGGACTAAACTTGCCACAAGCAAAGGCTAGGAAAATTGGTCAAACGATAACCCCCATGAATGTAGCGCAGTTAAACAAAATGCACACCACCAATCCTATGTCTTTAGGCGGAGCAACTTTTGCCCCTGTAAACCAGAAAGTTCTAAATCCCGGCTGGGAAGAAGAAGACATTACAAAACGGTCTCCTTATTGGAGTCTGTTCGGGTATAGCTAATGATTATAGCAGCACCATCTCCGCTTATAGCGGGTGAATCAGAAGAGGATCGTCTAAAGCGACTGGAAGCAGAGCGTCTGATGGAGGCGTGGAGGGAGAGTCAGTCAAACCTAAGGTCTAATATAGGCAGCAGGCTTGGCATGGATGACTACTTTAAGGTATCCAGTGCCTTGGCGGGTCTGGATTCTGCTGGAGCTAAACAAGTTAATGCTCCCAGAATAGCAATGGGTGGCCGAGGATCATTCAGTATGCCCTCTGGTGGACTTACTGCATCATCGGTGTCTAAGATGATGGGGGTTCAGGATGAAGATATACTAGCTAGAATCATACATATGCAAAGCCAAGCTGGACTAAAGGATGAAGCAGCGCATAGTAAATGGTATGATGAAAACAATTTTGATCCATTCTTTTTCAAGGATTCTAGGGATGCCTTTCGCGCAACTCGTGGGGAAGAGAGGGAGATTGGCAAATACCAAATACAGTTGATGGGTGAAGAGGATAAACTAATTGGTGCTAAAGTTAGAGACAGAGTTCAACGGGCTTACTATGATGGAGAATTTGACAATATAAACGATCTAACAGCGTGGTTGGATGATTATTCAGTTCCGTCAAGATTTAGAAAATTAGCCAGGGAAGAATACACTTCTTTAACGTCAGAGATGCGCTCAAAGCAACAACGACTTGAGGGGGTTAGAGCGTCAGAAGATACCCATAGGTCGGCAGAACAAACCAACAAAATGGCTGTTTTAAAGGAGACAGCAGAGGACTACCAACGAAGATTAGCAGAGCAGATGGTGGATGAATTTGGTAGGACTAAGGGTACTTCTGAGGACTACAATAAGATACTTGAGAAGTATTCTGATAAACTCCTTGGGGTGGCTTATGGAGACCCAACTGCTTTAGCCAATGATTTCTCTGCTGTTGTTGGAACTAGAGGCGAGAGGAAGCCTCAGGAGCCTGTTATAACACTCAATCGTCAGATGACAATGGTTAATAGCGGGACATTTCCACCAATAGAGTTGATGCCAGATGGAACTCCAACACCAAATACAAGTCGATCTACTGAAGAGAATATACAGGAAGCTAAGGTAAACGCGCAAAAGGTATTCATCGAATATATGGACGAGACTTCTAGGCTCAGTCCTGTTTATGCTAGGCTTTCAAAGGGTCTTAGGGAAGCTCAGTCGTGGGATAGAATTATACAGTTGAAGCAGATGGACCCACGCTCTGCCATACAGCGTACTGATGTATCAAGGATGCAAAGGAGGGCTAAGGTTTGGGCTGACAAGTTAGCTGTGGCGGAGAATAGAAGGGCCAGAACTGATGCAGACAAAGCTGAAAAGCTATCAGATATAGAGGATGCTGAAATGCGTTTTGATGCAGAGTTGCTGGCCTTTTCTAACTACTATGCAATACCCTATAATATGGCTCTTTATTTATACGATGAGGAGAAGTATAGGGGTCCACTTGGGAAGGTTAGCGACTAATGGCTGAAACGGTTTATGGAACCACTGAAGATGAAGATGAGGTTAGGCGCAGATTACTAGAGGCTGCCGCATCCGAAGCAGGGTACGGACAAGAAGATAGGTCACTCTTTGATAAGGTCACTGGAGCTGTTGGTTCGGCTTACGAAGTTTTGCCTGAACCAGTACAGGATGTTGCAGAGGCCACTGGACAGGGCGCAAAAGTTGTAGGCTCTAAATTTATGGAATGGATTGGACCTCTTGCTAAACCTTGGGGTGCGTTTGCTGGTACATGGGACGTTGCTGGAGAATTCCCAGGTTATCGTTTGTACTATGACGAAGACTTGGGCAGATTAAATGTAAAGCATTTTGAAGATGCTAGTCCAGATGATACGCGATCTTACATTGACAGGCTACAACAAGGGCGTAGAGAGGGTTGGGCTGAACCACATAGCAAAAACCTTGGTGATGAGTTTTCTTCTCTGCTTTCTCCAGACTTCAGGGATACCACTAAAGGAAAAATAATTGGTGGTGCGATAGAAATAGTGGTTAATGTAGCTGGCGATCCCTTGAATTTATTGGGCGCAGCGGCGACCATCCCTTACAAGGTGGGTAAGACAGTTCTTACTGGAGCTGCTAGATCGAGAGCTGGGAAGTCTGTTTTGGAGGCCGCCCCTGTTCGCACGGTCCTTGAAGCCTTGAATGTGTATACTGGTGATGCTGCCGTAGCAAAGAAAATAATAGATACCCTCAAGCGTCAAGATCGTGGGGCTAAAATACTGGCGGATAAAGAGAAATTCTTTCTAAACAAGCAGCTTGATGACATTGCTAAGAAGGCTGGCGTTACTGTTGATGAACTCAAGACAGCAATATTGACAGAGGTAGAAGCTGGCACCATCCACGCTGGTCGCCTAGCTGCAATCTCTCCTGATGCAGTTACTTTCGCTGAGAACGAAAGAAAATTTATGGAGCAGATTCTCAAGTCAGAGAAGATTCTGGGTACTGAGGATATTCTTACTGCGGAAAGATCAAGGCAGATGAGGATTGGTGGTTACTATCCCCATGTTCTAGCAAAAGGAGCCACCGTAGGGGAAAAGGTTTCCAATTGGTATAGGGAAGTTCTGCCCCCTCATTTATATAGGGATATAAAAGGAACCATAGCGGAAATAAACTCCGCTGCTGGTAGAACAGTCTTTATAGATGACCCAGTGGTACTACGCACGTTACGTCAGAAGTGGAGTAGGCAGGCTCTTGCTGCCCACAGATTGGCGGATGATGCGAAATCTGGTTTAGGTACTAAACTTGGGGCTGCCCCTGAGGGGTATGTGCAATCCCCAGGAAGCAAACTAAAGCTATTTGATGAAGCAGGAAACCCGTTACCTGATGACTTTGTAACTATCCCAGGTATGGAGGGGTATGCTTTTCCGAAGGAAGGGGCGAGGGTTCTTGATAATTTCTTTGGGAACCTAAAAAACCCAACACAACTACCTATACAGTTCAAGGCTTTGGTGAAGTCGTTTGATGCTGTACAGAACTGGTGGAAGAAGTACACCCTTGGCCTAAGGCCAGCATGGCACTCAAGAAATGCTTTCAGTAACTTCTGGAACAACTGGTTCATCGGAGGGTTAAAAGACCCTCGTAGATATGGTGAGGCTGCTGCTATTCAAAAGGCCATGCAGTATAATAAGGGTGCGATTGTTGGGCGCATTGATGAGGCTGCCTCTAAATTAACTGGTAAGGTCGTAGACCCTAAGGCTAAGGTTAGGGGTACGAACATGACCAGAGAGGAAATCTGGGATGCCGCCGTAAACAATGGTATATATGAGGCTGGTTTCTATGGTGCAGATATTCCTACGACTGGGATAAGCTCTGCAATACCAGGAAGCACAGAGTGGGCTGCTATTAACAAAGCCTTTGCCGCTGGTAAGGCGGTTGAAAATAATGCACGGTTAGCTTTATTCGTAGAACGTATAGCCAAAGGGGACAGCATAGAAGATGCCGCCTCTATGGTTAGAAAAGCTCTCTTTGATTATGCAGACCTTTCAGCGTTTGAAAGGGAAGGAATGAAAAGAGCTATGCCATTCTATACCTGGACTCGTAAAAACCTTCCCGCACAACTACACGCTATCTTAGAACATCCAGATAGGGCCAACAAGATAAACTTGATTGTTGGTGGTATGCAGAGAGATGCCCCAAAAATAAATGACGATGATGTGGAAAGGTGGGCCAAAGATCAGTTTCCTATTATATTATCTGCTGATGAATCTGAAGGAGTTTACACATTTATTACTGCCGTTTCTACTCTTCCAACAGCAGAGCTAAACAAGATATTCACTGATCCAAAGAGTGCGCTTAATTTTGCACTACAAATGGGAACTCCTCTTCTGAAGAATCCACTTGAATTACTAATGAATAAAACTTACTTTAGAGATAAGAATATAGACAAGTACGAAACTCTGGGTAAACAATTCAACTATGACTGGGGAGAGGGGGTAGTTAAATCACTACCGTATAAAACTGGTACCGAGTCTTTCCTTGGTATAAAAGTAACCCCTAAACAGAAACACTTGTTACAGTCTATCGTGTTACTAGGTGAATTAGATCGAGCTAACCCATTCTCTATATTTGGTGATCGGGGTGGTAAGAAATCTTGGGCCGGTGTTCCTAGAGATCAGAGGGACTTGAGTACGGCTGCTAGAATTATAAGGGCTGCCATTGGTGGAAGACTTTACCAGAGAGATTTGGGCGGGGCTGAGGCAAGAGCACTGAAAAACTTGGCTGATGAGTTTACTCGACTGGAAGAGTTATTGCAGCGTGGCTCTGTGGCTGGAGACCCAGATCAAAGGGCGCACGTTCAGTACCTAATGCGACAAGTAATAGACGAGATAAATTCTGCGAGACCAGATAAGGGGAGGAGGGATAAGTACCGGCCACTATGAAAAAACTATTAGTGTTACTGCTTCTGTTACCCCTAGCCGCATCAGCAAGAATGTTTCCCACCGAAATCCCAGTCAAAGCAGTCTGTTGGGATAATGTTGAGGAAGCAATGGAGTATCATCAAGAAGTTCTAGGGGAATACCCTATTGGAAGGGGATGGATAAGTAATGCTAAGGTTCCCTCCTTCGCGGTCATTATGTACAACCCCATAAAACCCTCTTGGACATTCCTAAATTTCCACCAAACAACTGAGGGTAACATAGTTGTTTGTGCGATCACTGCTGGCACGGAGTGGCAGGAGCTAACCCCAGGAGATGATGAGATAGAAATATGAGTAATGGAAACCAACTGAACAAGAGCCTATCTGTGGGCCACATAGTAGCCACGGTAGGCTTGATAATCGGTGGTTTCACATTCATCTATGATCTAAGGGAGAGCGTAGCGATACAGTCTTTCCAGTTACAGAGCGTTGAGAATAGATTGGAGAGGGTAGTCCAAAGAACAGACGATCAGTTTGGAGAAATCATGGATCATCTTGTTCGACTAGAGGAGAAGCTGGACTCCATAGTTCTAAATCCAGTACAACAGAAGGGAGAATTATGAAGAAACTTTTATTTGCATTACTTGTTCTACCTATGAGCCTGTTCGCAGCAGACTTTGACAAAATAGGTGTGGATGTGTCCGGCTCCAACGATCAAGGGGTTCACTTTGGCATAGCCAACAGTGGAAGCCTAAGTCTTGGACTGGCGGGTGAGGGGTATACATTTACCTTTAATCAAGATGGTAATGACATGGCAGTCAGCGCATACGGTGTTGAGTTAAGCAGATCAGACTCTAAGAACGTAGGGGTTGGGTATGGAGCAGGAATTGGTATATTTGATGGCGGTGTCCATTATTACTGGATGTCTAACGGAGATCACGTTGTAGGAGGAGCCACCACGCTCACAGTTGGGGGTGTTGGCCTTGAAACTTCTGCAGATTGGAACCTGAGTGCCTCTGACGTTAACGGAAAAGTGGGAACTTCACTGGATTTGTGGGGCGCACAAGCATCCGCAGTATCTAAATGGGACATAGATGACCTCTCTTATGATGGCTTGGAACTGGATGTAGGATATGCTATTCCAGTTGCTTCCGGTATACATATCACTCCGTCCGTTGGTATGGACTTTGATAGTGATTGGGGGCGTGGAGATGCAACTGCTTCTGTTGCTATGAACCTATCGTTTGGCAGTAATGGAATTCCAGCATCTTAAAATAGTAAAGGAATCTTATAGGAAACATCTTTGGTTTACGATTAGATTATCTTCTATACTTTTCTTGCTTTCTATTTGTGCCATTATTCATGGGCTTCTTCCCTCTATACTGGTTGGAATAGTATCAGATAAGATCAAGCATTTAAATGTGGTACTTAGAGAAAGATGAGTGATGCGATTGATGTAAGCGACAAGACTAAATTCGCCATGCCTATACGCAATCTGATATCTCTGGTTGCATCTGTGGCTGTAGGTGTCTGGGCTTACTTTGGCATTATTGAGCGACTTAACATGATTGAGACTCAAGCAATTTTAGTTCAGGCTGATCTTGTTAAGAACACAGAGTTTAGAATCAAGTGGCCTAGAGGTGAGCTTGGAGCGTTACCCGCAGATGCAGAACAGTTCATGTTAATTGAACACTTGTCGGGGGAGTTCGACAAACTTCTCCACAATATTGAAACAGGTAAAGCTCCCTTTGACCAACAACAAGCACTCACTCTGGACTTCTATAAGCAGAGAATAGAAACCCTTGAAGGAAAGGTTGAGACATTAAAGGACACAGTAGCAGACCTA